TCCCAGTCGTCACTTTGAGCATTCATTGCTGCTGCTGATTCAAAAACATAATTGTGTGTGTGCATGAGTCGTGCAACCCACAGCAACATCATTCGAACAACTAAGACCCAAGAAACTGGAGCACCAGTAAAGACTCTGATTTTACCAATTGAATCCTTAGCCCTAGAGATAACTTCATCCTTTAAATTGGCGGAGAAAATGGGATTAACCATTTTTCCATCAATATACCGATCAAGAATAGCTCTAACTTTTTCTTCTATATCATGAGTAAATTGAACTGCATCAGGTAACCCTCGCAAATATCCTAACTCATCCTTCGAAAGAAAATGTTTTTTCACTTTTCTATAAGGAAAACCCATACTTGTGTTCTTGTCTATTGAATGAATATGAGCCACCCCTGCGGCACCATTAATCGCTGTAAACAAATCGTACACATGCACTTCTTTCAACGGTTCCTTTCCGAGACCACTCAGGACATCTCCCAAATATGCTTCAGATGCACGGTCCATCAAAGTGACACTAAAACCAACTTTAGGTGCCATGCGTGCTTTAAGCGCAACATACCATGGCAAATAACTTTTCATTTTACTCGGTGGCACCATATCTGTAACCATTCCTTGGCTCTTAAGTTTTTCTGAAATTACCGTTTTCACGATTTTGCTTTTTGGTCCAGGTCGAACACCGAGCAAACCAGTGATAACTTCGCCTTCACCTTCATCAAGAAAATTAACGGGGGATTTGCGATGCACATCAGAAACCACAATTGGATATCCTGGCTCAGCCAATGTGACAGTTTCCACATCCACTACCATGTTTCCAAAATGTTTAACCGCTTTTTCAACCATGGGACGCGTTACAACTTGAACGCCAACCGTAGCCCACTTTTCTTGCTTATCAGGCAACCCCAAAGCATGGAAACCCAAAACAACGGGTCCCATACTTGTTTGGACATATAGTGGCATGCCACAATCACCATCCCTGGTATTATCCACCATGGGAATCACAGCTAAGTACCCCATCATGTCATACGTAGTAGCCTCCAAACGCGTAAAATAAATTCTATCGCAATCTATGTGCTTAACACATAAATCCGAGTCCACACCAATATATCTGCCATGCATAACGCCTGGAATAGGACATGCTGCAAACAATCGTGTGATATTTCTAACAGGTGGCAAGCCAATAATCTTTATAACTGTAAAATCATGATCAATACACAAAACCTGTTCCGGCTCTATTACCATCACTTTATTAGAAGTAATGTTACCATAAGGCTCCCCTTCTATACGTAAGCGGAATCTTCCTTTTGGAATCGTATGCGTCGGAAAAGCATACAAAAAATCACACAATCCTAAGCACATAGCCTTTGATGCATAATCCTCTTTATCATTCTTTTGTGTCAAAACAGTGAACCTCCTCAAATTTCGCAGGAGAAATGCATTTTCAAACTCCTCCCGAGGCATCATCTTTAGCGATGTACTCAAAGGCGAGAGTTCGAAATTGGAAAGCTGAAATGAACCCCGTGGCCAGGCTTCTTCTGGTTCAACTTCCCTTGGTATGGGTGGAGAACCACGTAGTTTCAATTGCTCAAGCGTAAGACCTTGCGGTTTACTCTCTTTCAGTTCTTCAACTTTTTCCATAACAACAGTCTCCACCTTATTTTCTGGCTTAGGAGAAAAAATTTTCCAAAAGGCAAAAGCTAAGCCAACACCAGTTATAATGGTGGTTGTCGCAGCAATCAGTAATAAAACCCTCGGTGTAGTTCCCAATCGCGTGGCTATCTTATTGCCAATCGCATGGAACGCTTGTTTGGTCGTGAATTTATTATCACTATACCAAAAACACATTATCATCCACGTATCAAATGAAAGCACACATGTCATCAACCATGCTAGCATTCTGCACTTTAGAGACGTATCATCACATAATATGCTAGCTGCAAACAAAGCAATGCTAGACAACTTCTTGTCGAACCAACTACGATTAGCTATACGCTCAGCTTCTTTTTTGAGCTCAGCAGCATGAGCCTGAGATAACCTATCCCAGTATATATTGTCCAAAACAGCGTTAGCTTTTTCCTCGTCGTAACGAAACATACGTTCGATATGCTTAGGATTAAATGGTTCACCCAATTTTCCGTCACACAAAACCGAAACTGCATCTTCTTTAGTAAACTTAGCTTGTGGATGCATTAAATCTCGAGTTGATAAATCCTGAAAGATCTCATCTACAAAATGACCTGCTTCATCTCTAATATTTAGCCCCACAACTGGAGCACACTGACAATGTCGCATCGGCACATGGCATTCCTTGCATAAAGTTACAATCTTTGAACAATCATTTGTACGCATATATTTCTTCTGAATCTGCTCATGCTCAAGAGCTTTCGCTCCAAACCATTTTAAAAATTTATATATATTATCAAAAATACATGGTTCTCCATTATCATGCACGTCAACTACAAATTTACCTCGTTGGCCAATCCTAGGGTCAGCATAATGATTTGGTTCAGGGACAACTTTCATGACCTTAATAATCCATAAATCAGGATACTCTTCGTCGCCAAATTCTGGAATCTTCGCAGAATCAATAAACTGCTCATCGCGTAAATATTCAGGTTTAGGGCGAATATCCAATACTATTGGAATACGCCTCAAAACTGCCAACGGGCAAGCAAAATATTGATTAACATTCAGGTGCATCGTGTTCGTCGAAACGAGTACCAATTGGCACCTAAATGGTGTTCTACCTTTATCATCCAGAGCGGCTTGTCTGGGCATAAAACATATGTTATTAATTGCTTGAAGCAACTCCAAAACTGACGGATCACCGGTTGTAGCAATCTCCGGATGCATATAAGCCGCATCATCCACTACCAATGTGTGATGATGAGATCTAAAATTATTCCAAAATTCATCAATTGCGTTTCGAGTATACTTATACTCAGTTGTTGTAGGCAAACCTTTCAACGTAGCTACATAGTGATACAACATGTTCATGAAAGTACTTTTCGCAATGGATGTTCCCCCAAATATCAAAACACCCAAAGGTGATTCCCTATCACGGAGAGCAGCATCAAAAGCTACTTCATTGTTTTTAATCTTGTCTAGCATACCCAGCAACTTCATAATTTGACGCTTTTCAAACTTATCGACACAATGTTTTGCAATAGATTTTCCTTTTGCTATGATATCATCAAGTTCCTTTAAAAATTTAGGCAACACAATACCATGAGCTTCTGGATCATTTAAAAATTCGCCAAATTTAATATGATCATACGCTTGTTCGGCCCACTCCTCGCAAGTAGAACCACTATAAAAGAAAGGGTCAATCGTTCCTGTTCGGACAGACTGTATTCCTCTCTTTAGAACAAACAAGACCATGTCTAAGACAGTCAAGGCGAAATCTCCGCCCCAAGTCTTTTTCTTCCACTCACCTTCAACAACATTGAAAGCAGAGCGGGTAAACTCCATATCCAGTTTACCAAAAATATTCATAGAAACAATATACCCAATTAATTTATAACTCTTTTTAAACAAAGGTTTGCTTTTAAAAGCATCAAAATTATCCAACAATTCGCGCGCTGAATCCACAAAAGTTTCAGCACTGTTCATTGATTGGAATTCGAATGAATATGGTTCATCCTCCAAGGTTTCCTTGAACAACTCTTCTATCTTACAAAAAATAGAAGAGGTTAATAGGGGTCTCTCCCCTAAACTAGCTTTTACATAGTTAGTATAAGCCAGCAGACGGTGTTTATAATCGTGTGCAAGATAAAGACCCGTTAAAAATAACAACGTGTCTTCTACTATTTTCGTGATCCAATCTATATTTTTGGCATCATCAACACGAACACCATTTGTCGTCCACCACTGAGATATTGTCTCAGTGAGTGACTGTGTCTCCATCGTAATTCCTTCTCGATTCAAATATCCCTCTGTGATATTGAATAACGCTTGTTGCCCACGCGTGTCCAGACTTATTTTTGATTGATTTGTCATAAATTTGTCTTTCATTCCTAACGATCTAATTCTATGGTCTATGTTAAATATATACATGACCAACGTGTTGAACATTACTAAATATGGGCATCTTAATCCTTTCACACGGCCTATCATTTCCACGAATGGATATACCGACACTTGTATTAATATCATAGCTCATTTCAATGGTGAGCACCACCTTATGATAAAATCCCCCTGGAGAAGGGAATCCTAAACGTTGAGGCACGCTGCCACTACATCAGTGACAAGATTCTAATAAACAACACATATGCAAATTTTTCTCAATTTGCTATAGACTGTAACCGAAATGGGAATTACCATCCATTTGGAAAAGAAGTCATATGTAATTAAATTATTATAGTCAAGACAAAGAATAATCGCCAGATCAAGTACTTAATATATGTTATCACGCATATACAGCAGTCCTATAACTAATTTTTATTTGATTTTATTTATTTACCTATTTACAATATATACATGGAATATTTACAATATACACAAAGTATTTACATTATGTACAATGAGTCCTGCACTCAAAACCTGGGTAATGATATCCGTATTAAACGGTCTGTAATAAATATGCAATAAAACAAACGATTTACAAATCGAGTGAATTTGGAATTTGCTTATGTATCAACTAGATCAATTCTTAAATTGCTAGCCTTCCTTGGAAAAGATACAATAAGTTGCATCTGCATTCCAAGATTTCATCAATTATGTATATATCAGTTTATG